CCAGGATGATATAGAGTCAAGCAGCATAAACCCACTCATATAGTCGTGATTAGACGGATTGTAGTGCACCTCAACATCTGCTACCTGGACTAGTGTCTCAATTATTTCAACTAGTAGCTTTTTAGCTGTTATGAAGTTGTCGTACCACATTCCGTCTGTATCTTGAGGCGTACCTGACGTAGTGGTCCTTCTAGGTGTGTCGGTGTGTAGTATGTCGTTCCCTGCTATGAATATTATACGATCAATACTGAACCCAGATGACTTGTTGATAATGCCTCTAAGGCCATCCATTACTCTCTTGACAGCAATCTGTTGATCATACGACTCACCAGTCTCAAGGGAAGAACACAGCTTGCCAATATGAATATCAGCAGGGCTAAAGACCATACAGTGAGGGTCAGTATGCTTCTCCCTAGATATCTTCGGGTAGCTCGGACTCCATTTAGATATTTCTCCAATAAGGTCGTTTTTAAAATCTTCGTACTTGAACTCTGTGTTGTTGCCTTTTACGTTGATAGAAAAATGCTTGCCTTTGTACCAGTAGTGTTTAACATCCGATGGGTCTATGCCTATCTTATCACACTCATTTATGAATTCGTTGTCATCCACTTTCTTAAGGTGGTACGAAAGTGCTCTTCTATATTCATCCGTGTATTTCTTATCAAACTCTTTTGCAACCATTCTGGCTACATCAGCTTTTTTTATTTCACCGATTTGGTATATCTCAATAGCTCTTTTGATTTCATTCTTCATGGTAGGATCGTTGTACGTCACTCAGTAACTTCTTCAGCTTGATGACTGTAGAGTTAACACTATCGTTATCCATATCAATCATGGACTCATACAGATCTGCACCAAGTTCATTGAACTCGTCCATAACTGAATTAACGTAGGTTACTAGGTTGCCATTCATTGCCAAACTTTGCTGACAAATGTATGCCTTTTATTTGTAGTTAACAATTTTATTATTATATAAATTGCTGCTGAACTTATGCTTAAGCACTTCGTAGGTGAATGTCCACTCCTCAAATTTCTTAATGGAGTCCTTTGTCATCATCTTTAATTGCTGCGTTTCGTCCTCTTTAGGTATGCGTGCAGTGTCATCTAGGATGACTGGATGAGACAGCTTATGTATTCTCTTGATCTCCCTCTTCCTCCTGGCTGTGATCGCTATGTCCACTATGTAAAGTGCTTTGCTCATGTATGTGTTTTACCCATTGTCTAAAATACCTCTGAAGTGATATCTGCTCTTCAGACTCTTCAATAGTAGCGTCCTTCATGAAGTACTCATCTATGCTACGTATCTGTGATGCTGTGTTCTGGAACTTATACTTTATGTTATTCTTAAACCTCCCACTCTCGATAAGATCATCGATGAAATCAGCGAGCACTGGTCCAACAGCTGTTATCATCATCAGCTTAATCCCTTCCTCCGTCATTGTATTCCTTTAAATATAAATCAATTACTCTCTTTGTCTTCTCCAGGTCTTCTTTGAACTGACCCTTCTTCCTGCATCTTGTGACACGTTTAATGATGTCGAACTCCCATGAATTTAACTGTTGATCAGTAGCAAACTTGTATATGCTTCCGTTGCTGTTGTCGTAGTGAGTATCTGACTCATTCTCATCAACTTCAACACAGTCCTCCATGTACACGTACATTACATTTCCGTTGTACTCCACGAGATAGATGTCATTGTAGTCAGATGTTCCATGAACATCGAACACTGTTCCAGATATATTGCTGTACCACATATAGTTAGGTATATTGTCTTTTATTTTTATTCTCGTATTTTTCATAGAAGCTCTTTTCTTTGTCACTTAAATCTTCCCAGTTATATACTCTGTCTGCACAGTAGTCATCTTCATTATCGTAGTAAGGGGTGTTCTTGTTGCCATTTAGGATAGCCTTGAACTTGCTAGCCTCAGCAGTCATGAACTTCTTAAACCAAGAGTAAAACGAGTTTGGATGTATCTTATGCTTCTTAGATATCTCGGTAATTATCATACCTTCTTTGAAGTCTAAGTACGCCAAGTAGCTACGCCTCTCTTGTGTCCCCATCATGGATAAATGCCTTTCCAAATCCTCCTCGCTTAATTTCATTAATTCTGAATTTTTGAATTGGCTTAGGTTGCTTTCCCTTCTGTTTAACCTCATAGAACTCAGCGTTGCACCCTGGAGGCAGTGCTAGTATGTCAGGGATTCCGTTCTTGTTAGTTACGGATAGCTTAATGACATAGTAGCCTTTACTCTCCAAATCTTTTATTAGTGCGCTTTGTATCTTTGATTCCAACACAGTACGGCAAACTTAAGCCAATATTAGTTAATAAACAAATTTGTTTACACAACACTGTAGTCTTTCTTAAATATGTTTGTTGTGTACTTTTTCTTGGACTTCACAACCTTATATATCTTGTCCTCTATGCCGTCCTCAGCAAATATCCAGAACACTTTATTGTCTAGTCGATCAATGGTAGTCATACGATCCCTCGCCTGCCAATAGCTCACAGCACTGTGCATGATGTTATAGAACACTAGGTAGTCTGCATTTCTTAAGGATATACCCTCACGACCAGAGACTGTTTGTAAGGCAATAGCCTTAAACTTTCCAGTATTGAACTCATCGATGTCTGTAGTTAGATCATCCAGGAATATGGACTTAAGCGCAATAAGCTCTTCCTTGAACACGTAGAATATACCAATCTTATTGTCACTGAATCGTTCTCTGATATACTCAACCTTGCTAGTGTCAAGGACCATCGATGCGCCTGACTCAAACTTAATTGTACCTCCACACAGCTGGTGTGTCTTCTGCATAAGCTTTGCTGCTGTATCAGCGAGTATCACTTCTTCCTTACCCTCAACAACTCTATCTGAGAACAGCTGGTTGATGATGGCATACGTCTGAGGTTTCATCTTAACGTGAACAATCTCTTCATCAATGGTAGATGAAAATCCTGCCTGCTGTTGTGTATACGTGATCATCAGATGTGATATGTCAGCCATTATCTTACTCTCTATTCCTTTAGAGTAATCATTGTACATGAACGCACCGATTCTCTTCTGAGCAGGAGTGACGTAGTCATTGGCCCACTTATAGAACTTTGAGTATCTTCTCCACGGTGAGTAGTCTGATACCCAGAACTGATGGTATGCCTGTGAGAATGACTCAGGGAATGGAGTGCCAGACAGCATAATGATAGGCTTACTGCTGAACTTCTCTCTGAACAACTTAGCCCCTGCTGATGGCGTTGGGAACGATCCGTGCCTGTGCGACTCATCCATGATGATTAAGTCGTACTGCGATGTGTTCTCTACCTTGTGAAGTGACTCGTTGTTTATGATTGTTATTTCATAATAACTGTTAAAACCGAAGTCGTTGTAGTCAGATTGGATTGATGATATAGCCTTCTTCTTAGTCAAGAACAGTACCTTCTTCGCACCGAAAAGCCTAGCTACCTCCATAGAAGTAGCTGACTTTCCTGTCCTCACCTCGAATGACATGTACAGAATCTTGTACATGTTGAGTATCTCTAGACCCTTCTGTGCTCCAGATGATTGATATTCGCGTAGCTGTTTCATATCGATCCCCATTGGTTAGCTATAGCTTCTGCTATTCCTTGAAAGGTTTTGCTTCTTAATGTTTGTCTTTCTTCTTTTGTTTTAGCATTTTTTAATGCGTCAGCATACCATTTAGGATGTGATTTTCCAGAAGCAAAAACAGTTCTTTCTCCTTTACCTACAATTTTAGTAGGCAACAAATGAGGTAGATTCTTAAGCCACAAACATGTTGTTTTAGTTGCCTCATCACCAAACATATACGGCTGAATAATTTGATCAGCTTTTCTCCATTTGCTACTAAGAAGCCCAACTGGATTTTCAATAGCTATATGTTTAATATCTGAATTATATAAAGCTTTAACAAATTCAACACTATCAATCATATCTTGTCTTCTGTTAGGATATTTAGGATGAGGCCTCCTATCATCAAATGGAAGTTCTTTGTCTTCTGGATGAGACAACCATTGCGCTCCACTTCCTGCTAAGAAAGTATATGGAGGATGTGCAATCATTAAATCCCATCCTTTATCTATCACTTCAAATACATCGCATTGATAGTGCCATTCAGGATGTCCTCCACTACAAGGAAGCAAATCACAGCTGAATGCTTCGTGACCTAATTTTCTGAACTCTTTCGTTATTGTTTGTGATTCCTCACATGCTACTAATACTCTCATAATTAAAACATTTTAGATTGTTCGTCATACTTTACATCAAACCTAATCATCTTACCTGCCGCTGATCTGTACGAGTGAGGCTTACAGTTGTACTTAAAGTCTCCCCATAAGTCCAACCACTTGTAGAACTTTGTCAGAGGTATAGCGAGCTTACCTCGTGGACCATAGTCAGGGTTCTGCTCTACGAAGTTGTAGTAAATCGAGTTACCTGGATTCTCAGCGTGACTCTTGGTCATGTGGTTATCCTTGTCTGCGCACCATTCGTAGAAGTTGTAATCAGTCTGAGCAATAAACTTACGTTCACGTAGGTTCTTGAACTTCGCCTTACGAAGTCCCCTCTTGAGATACATCTGTAGGTTAGCAATCATGTAGTTGTCAAACTTAGCCCACTCCTCTGCATCCCACTCAGTGAATAACTGGTGGCCAAACTCTGACTCTGGAGTAAAGTCCTTGTGGTAGTACTGAGCGAACTCAAGCTCCCACTTACGTCTCTCAAACGAGTTACCGTCACCCTTGATGGCATAGTTCGTTGTGATAATAATCTTCGGTGATCGTTCAAACGGTATGTGTATCTCGTCCTTGTTCTTCTTCTCAAGTGTTATACCTTCAGTGATGATACTGAACAACCTTTCGAAGTCAAAGTTTTTGTTTACGTCATCGAACACAAGTAGCTGAGTATCAGCAGATACACGCTGGTATGGGAACGACTTAGTAAACGAGAATGCCTTACCGTCAATGATCACCATTCGCTTCATGTGGCTAATACCTTGAACGAATAGACCCTTACCAGTACCTCCAGAAGGATTGTCGGATATCACCTCGTCATTGATAATCACAGCAGGAGAAAATGATGGTGGCTTATAGCTATGCATTAGGTATCCTGCTGTAGACTCAATGCTATTGATTCTATCAGACTCCTTACCTCCAATGTTATGCACGAACTTACGGTATATACTGTCCTTATATTCGCACTGTACAAAGTCTCTATCAATCATCTGATTCTGCCATATGTACCCATCGATATCTGAGTAGTCAATTGTTTCAACAGTGTTCTCCGTGACCTTCACGACACAGTTACGATAGTACAAATAAGATACGTCCTTGTCATCCTTCATGATGTTAGGCTGTATTGTATTTAGGAAAGACAAGTGGTCCTCCTTAAACAGCTTACTCTTATCAGCGAAGTAGTTGTATATACTCTTGTCATCTAACGCATACAGATAGTCGTTAAGAACGTGATCCTTGATCATCGTATCGTTTGCATCTGAAACAATGTTGTTCCTCACCTGGACGAACACAAACACATTACCACCTTCAACAAAGTACTTCCCATAACCAAGATACTCAAGGTACTCCTTATACAAGTGGTTGATGTGCGTTATTGATCCCTTGCTGCTCTTTGTCCAGAATACAGACGGATCATCGCTCTCCATATCTGAGGCAATAGCCTCTACCACATCTGACGATATGTTCTTGTTGATTGTTACAAGTTCACTAATTGGTGTACCCTTCTTTGCAAGGCTTCTGATGTTGTCTACCTTCTCGTTGTCCTCGTAGAACTTACTGCCATGTGCTGAGGTATTCTTATAGGCTGACCGTACTATGTTCAGTATCTCACGGTCCTTGCCTCCCTCATCAAAGCTAAGAAGAACTGTCTGGGCTTCAGTCTCAGGTATACCGAAGTCATTTAGTGCTGAAGCTAGTATGAACAAGTTATTGTTCTTCTGTCCCTGCACCATACCATAGTCACGATCCCACCATATAAGAAGCCTTCGTACTATCTCGTTTGTGTTGTCTAGCTTAATAGTGCTACGCGATGTCTTCGTATCAAAGATAGTATGCTCTTCAGTGGTAATCTGATTGAACTCCTCACTGTCGTAGTTGATGAACAGCTCTTCGTCATATGACTCGTAGCATACTCTCGATATGTCCTTAGTGCTGTTGTCAAACTCTGGTACGTTGTAGTATTTTTTTAGTGATAAAAAGTAATTCTGATGGCTTTCGATGTCTTTTGGTATCTTCACAATCACC